GTATATTCTCTTTATCTACGCCAGCTGTTATTAGCTTATTAGTTCCTGTGTATCCATACGATATCATATCCGTGTTCATTTGATGTACTAAGGACACTGTTGGAACGACGATGATAGTTTTGTAGTCTTGGTAGAATTGAGTTAGAAGATATATTATTAGTGACTTGCCTGATGATGTCGGGGACAGGATCAATGCTCTATCGTTGCGTATACAGTGTGCTACTGCCTCTAATTGGTAGTCTCTAGGCGTAAGAGGGATATTGAGATCGGTAGCGAAGTCGGAGACTTCTTGAAGGGAACATTCGTTATTGTAGTCAAGGTCGTCCTGTATATCGACATCATAATCTCTATCTTTGGCAAACGATAGTACGTAAGGGAGAAGACCAATATACAAAGTAGAGTCGAGGTTGAAAATTCTAATCTTTCCATCCCACATTTTGTTTTTAAAAAGCGGCATGAATTTATATCCTGGCACATAGAACGAAAAGAATTCACTTAATTCACGTCTAATTCCACCAGAACACTCAACTCTCAGGTACGTCTCATTCACTTTGTATAATGTAATCAATTCTCTATATACCGAACTGGGTAAGTCTTCTCCAATCAATAGTATTTTTTATCTGGAAACCTCTGTTGTTAATATTTTTCAGAATGTCTTCCAATAACGAAACTACCTCTTCTTGATACGACATCTTCGTGAGAAGTTTAATCATATCATGATCACTATCGACATAACTTGCTATGTCTTGTTTGAGAACAGTTCTAGACCATGGGTCTCTTCCTATCTCTTCAAGATCCTCTTTATTATTTAGATCTCCCCTGTAGTACTCTGATAGTACTCGCGCGAAGGTTTTTCTCTTGATGACGTAGCTCTTTAGCTTGAGCTTTTCTTCGTATAGTACCTTGAGGTACTTGGCGTGGAGCGAGGGAATTTTTAAACTTTCAGTATCCAGCTCAACATCATCTATTACTGCATCTTTTAGCCACATGGCTGTTATTTCATCTACTTTCATTATATAACCCAATTAAATTACTAACTATTAATTATACCTCTAACCGGGTCACACTTCAACTATTTGATATATTCTATATCTAAAAGTAACTGTTGCCTCGAGATAGGTGACGTCTGTATCAGTAGCATCAAAATTGAGCTCTGTTAGACTTATGGGAAACATATCAGAGAAATTAACTTGGAGATTAGGATTTTGATTGCTTGTTAGCAGCATCAATGATCCATCGGAATATATATTGCTAGATTTGAAGGTTGTGCTTTCTGTCTTTTTATATGCGGATTGATCAAAAGATTCAGGCATACCTAGCGATACAAGCCAGTTATGTATTTCCATGTAATTCTTTAGATCCTCATCGACTCTGAATCGAAGAGAGAGGGGCTCGTATCTTAACTTGTCTCCAGGATATGGTAAACGCACGAAGGGATTTTCTTCGTCGATGTCCCCTAAAGATAAGGTAGGAATAGGTACGTTGTAAGTAAAATAGTTAACACCTGGAGTGCGATTCAATATAAACCGAAAGCCAGTTGGCGACAACATATTTCTATTCGATGGTTGGTTAGATACTGCACTCATATAATAGACCTCTGCTATTATTTATAAAGAAAAAAAAGGGCCTCACGAATGAGACCCTTTCAAAAGATAGGTTGAACCTATTCTTATTATCTTACATCAGGTTAGCAACACCAACCAATCTGTAGTATACATTCTTATCAGCGAATGCAATTGAACCGTTACCTGCATCGCCACCCTTAGCGAACGGGTTAGCAACCATGCCGTAACGAGTCTTGAAGCCGATCTTAGGCTGGAAGTTGCTCTCGCCAACCGCACGAACCATTTGTAATGGAACGTATGGGCAGTAGAACAGGCCAGCGTCAAATGCGCTTGAACCTTTGTATCCAACAGTGAAGTACTGGTTGCCAGAAGCGCTTGAGAAGTAAGGATCGATGTATACTCTGATACGACCGTTCAATACACCAGCGAATGTGTTACCAGTATCGTCTACGTTAAGAGCAGCTGATAGAGCAGGAGTGTAATCAAGAACGCCAGCCATTTGAAGTGCAGATGCAACGTCTGAAGAACAAATCAGGATGTTACCTTTGCCACGACGAGTGTCTTTAGCAATCTTGTTAGC